AGTGCTGAAGAATGTGCTGAGATTCTTGACGATTATGCTCAGAAGTATTATGATAATACTGATGGCAGCATCAAACCCGACCAATATGAAATTGAGGTAATTGAAAATGGCAATGATGAAGCAGGGTAATTATATTCCCGGGAAACCGAAAAAGACGCGGCAGGGTAATTCGCAGAATACTCTACTTGCAGCAACGAGTCGTAATAAGAAAAAGAAGCGTTATCGTGGGCAAGGTAAATAAACATAGCGAAAACAATTATGAATGGCTTGTTTAATTACGAACTTACCATCAGTTGAAGTCTGGGTAAGAAAAGAATATCTCACTGACCATCAAAGTGGTCATGGTGAATTTGTAAAGGGCGTTTGGGTGTCGTGTAAATCGATGCCTGGACGTGCTTTTTATTTTGAGACATACTTACCAGAATATGCTGCAATGTATGATAAATTACCGATTAGTGCGTTTGTAACTGATCCTGAGACTCCAAGTCCTGATATGAATCTACCAAATCTACAGTTTTGGAATTGTATGGACTATGGTGTAGTCAGTATTGACAAGAAATTCATTGGTAGTATGGACTTTGAGGTCTATACAAGAGACTATGGTAATATGAAAGGTACATATGTATGTACAATTGACAATTATCATCATGATCCAGACTATGTTGACTATGCAACAAGTGAAAATCCTGCCGAACATAAGTCACATAACCTAATTGAACTTGAAAATGGTCAATATGCACTCTATCCAAACAATAGAATGCGTATCTATGATAACAGTTTGACTCCTGTTGAACCAAAAATGCCGGATTTTAAGGTCTCAACCCAATATTACCAAGTTGAAAACGGTTTTGAGCGTCTTGGAATGGGTCGTGAGGACGAATATTTCTGGAAAACATCAAAAGAACGCCAAAAATTAGAAGAAAACGCCACTGAGGAGCAAAATGGGCAACGCTAAAGTTGACAGAGACGAGGATTTTATGAAAAATGAGCACGGAACTGAAGGATTAATCACTGATTATGATAGTGTCTACGATAGATGGGTACAGAAGAAAGAAAAAGAGTTAAAAGAAGTTGATTTTGAAGAAATTGACGACAAAACTTTCCTAAAAGACTAATAAATAAATATATGTTTATTGAATTACCATGCCTGTCGAAAGGGTAAGTAAAGGTTTTAGGGATATTGGGAGTGCTTTTCAGGTAAGTCCACTGTCTAATGATCTTCTTGCAATCAAAAATGAGACTGCAATCGCAAGATCAGTCAGAAATCTTGTATTTACCCTTCCAGGCGAAAGGTTTTTTAACGAAGACCTTGGTTCTAGGATATCAAGATCACTTTTTGAGAACATTGATACCATTTCTGCATCTTTAATTGAAGATGAAATCAGAAATACCATTGATAATTTTGAACCAAGAGTTGAATTGATTAATGTAGTCGTTGCTCCAAACTTTGAGGACAACGAATTTAATGTGACGATTAGTTATAATATTGTTGGTGTTGATGCTTTACAACAACAATTATCATTCGCATTACAACAGACACGATAATGCCGTTAGTCAATTTCACAAATCTGGATTTTGATCAGATAAAAACTTCTATTAAGAGTTATCTTCGATCAAACTCAAACTTTACTGACTATGATTTTGAAGGTTCTAACCTTTCAACTATAGTTGATGTATTGGCGTATAATACATATATTTCCTCATATAATGCTAACATGGTTAGCAATGAGGTTTTTATTGATAGTGCAACGTTAAGAGAGAACGTTGTTTCTTTGGCACGTAATATTGGATACGTTCCTAGGTCAAGAACAGCAGCAAGATCTGCAATTACGTTTACTGTTGATACTACAGACTTCACCACCAACCCAACTGCAATCACCCTTAAGAAGGGCGTAGTTGCCTCTACAAGCGCGTTTGGAGGGGATAGTTATACATTTGCCATACCAGAAGACATTACGGTTCCTGTCGTCGATGGAGTGGCAACTTTCGACAGTATTAATATTTTTGAGGGAGAATTTTTAGTTGATAATTTTACAGTAGAAGCAGAAAATCCTGCACCCCCACAAAAATATATTTTAAGTAACTCACATATTGATACTTCTACATTAAGAGTTTTAGTTAGAGACACTGAGTCAAGTACGACCAGTAGAAACTTTTTATTATCAGACAGTCTCTTTGATGTCACTGGAGACTCAAGAATTTATTTCATCCAAGAAATAGAAGATCAAAGATATGAATTGATTTTTGGTGATGGTATTTTTGGTGAAAAATTAGAAGAGTTAAGTTTCATCGAAGTTTCATATATTAGAACATCTGGTGAAGAAGCAAACGGATTATCAAACTTTAGTTTCAGTGGAATACTTGTAGATAATAATAATGTTTCTGTTGCAGATGGTATTTCGTTAATTACTACAATTACTGCATCAGAAAGTGGAAAGGAAATTGAGTCTGTAGATTCTGTTAAGAACTATGCGACTAAAATTTACGCATCTCAAAATAGAGCAGTCACTGCTGCAGATTATGAAGCATTGATTCCAAAGATTTATCCAGAGACACAATCTGTTTCTGTATTTGGTGGAGAAACGTTATCTCCTCCACAATTTGGAAAAGTTTTTATTACTATCAAACCATTCTTTGGACCATTTGTGCCAAATTCAATCAAAGACAATTTAAAAAACATCTTAAGAAGATATAGTGTTGCTGGTATTGTTCCAGAAATATTAGATCTCAAGTATCTGTATGTTGAGACCGATTCAACTGTTTATTATAATGAAAATTTAGCACCAGGAGCAGACTTTGTTAAATCTATTGTTTCTACTAATGTTGACAATTACTCCAATTCTACTGAGTTGAATAAGTATGGTGCAAGATTCAAGTATAGTAGATTCCAAAATATTATTGACAATAGTCATGAATCTATTACTTCTAATATCACAAAAGTGCAGATTAGAAGAGACATGAAGGCAAAATTAAATCAATTAGCAAATTATGAAATCTGCTTTGGAAATGAGTTCTATATAAAGAGACTTGACGGATATAATATTAAAAGTTCTGGATTTAGAGTATTTGGAGTTGATGATGTTGTATATCTTGGCGATGTTCCAAATCAAGATCAAGTGACTGGAGAAATTTTCTTATTTAAACTTAATTCTCCAACTCAACCAGGAATCGTAAGAAGGTCTGTAGGAACGATTAATTATCAAAAGGGTGAAATATTATTAGATAATATTAATATTGTTTCGACCTCTAAAACGGTTCAGAGACAACCAATCATCGAAATCTCTGCTTGCCCAAGATCTAATGATGTGATTGGATTGCAAGACTTATATCTCCAATTAAACACTAGCAATAGTGTGTTAAATATGTTAAGCGATGAAGTTGCTTCTGGTGCGGATCCATCAGGAACTACGTATATAACGACCTCAAGCTACACAAACGGAAACTTAGTACGTTCATAAAAAATGTTAGAAAGCAGAATCAAGATTAGCAGTGTTGTTGCAAACCAACTTCCAGAGTTTGTGCGAGAGGAATTTCCTCTTGTTGGAGAGTTTTTATCGCAATACTATCTTTCATTAGAAGGTCAAGGTTCTACTTTAGATATTTTACAAAATATTGATCAATATGTAAAGGTTGATAATTTAGCAAATCTGGTTGATTCTACAGAATTGACCGCTGATGTAGAATTTATTGATGATACAATTACTGTTAAATCAACCTATGGATTTCCAAAATCCTATGGATTGATTAAGATTGGTTCTGAAATCATTACATACACTGGAATCACGTCTACTACATTTACTGGTTGTATTCGAGGATTTAGTGGAGTTACTTCGTACCAAGGTTCAAACACTCCAGATGAATTGGTATTTGAAGATACTGATATTGCTGAGCATAAATCTGGGAGCACTGTAACCAATTTAAGTATTCTTTTCTTAAAGGAATTCTTAAGAAAAGTCAAAAATCAAATTACACCTGGTTTTGAAGACCGCAAGTTGTATTCTGGTTTAGACGAAAGAATTTTTCTAAAGCAATCTAAAGATTTTTATACTTCTAAAGGAACGGATCAATCCTTTGAAATACTGTTTCGTGCTCTCTATGGTGAAGATGTAGAGGTCATCAAACCAAGAGACTATCTGTTTATTCCTTCAAGTGCCGAATTCCGAGTATCCAAGGATTTAGTTGTAGAAGTATTAGAAGGAGATCCAGACGATTTAGAAAATAGAACCCTTTTCCAAGATGAGACCGATGTATATCCTGGTGGAAGTGGGTCTATTAACAAAGTTGAAAAGATTGTAAGAGATGGTAAAGTATATTATATTTTAAGTTTAGATTTTGATTATGATAAGGATATTGATGTAAGTGGATCAATTTTTGGTACTTTTTCAATTCATGCAAACACAAAAGCAATTACACCTGTTTCTGTAGGCGATACTGTAATTGATGTAGACTCAACAGTAGGATTTCCAAATTCAGGAACTTTAATTGCAAGTTATTCTGATGGTTCATCTATAGAGATTACATATAAGTCAAAATCATTGACTCAGTTTTATGAGTGTAGTGGAATAAGCAGAAGTATTGAATCTGCACAGAATTTAAGAGTAGATGCGTTTGCATATGCATTAACAGATCCAAATAATCTTGACTCTAAAATTAAAGTTAGAGTCACTGGTGTTATTTCTGATTTAAACTTATACGAATATTCTCGTTATTATGAACCAGGAGATGTTGTTGCGAATAAAAACTTAGGTATTTCCTTAGATTCTACATTTGGAAATAGTTGGTTTTTTAACGTCGCTACAAAATATAAGGTAAAATCAATAGAAATTGTAGACAGTATAAACTTTACTTATAAAATAACCACTATTGATGAGCATGGTTTTTCTATTGGAAACTTTGCAGAGTTAATTTTTAATACTGGAGTCACCATAGAAACTGATATTGTTTCTATTTTAAACAGAAATAGTTTTATAATTGGCGGACAAGGACAACTTCAGTTAGTAGGTCTTGAGAGTATACAGAGAAAAATATCTAGATCAGACTCTACAGCATATCCAAGTTCTAGCATTTACTCTACAAATGTTCAAAATGTTTATGCTGATCGAGAGTCGATTCATATTGCATCTTCTTCGATTCCAAGTTATCTGAATGAACCACTTGATACGACTGACAGGTCTATAAAGTTTTCTGGAACATTTAATGGTTTGGACATTATTTCTCCAAGTCATGGATTTGAGACTGGAGACGCAGTAACTTATATTCCTGAAAGTTCAACCAATACTCTCAATATTGACGAAGCACCATACTTTGTTAAAAGAATCGATAGTGATACTATTAGATTATCTAATAGTAGATCGAATATTAGTAATGGTGTGTTTATAACACTCAAAGGAACTGTAACTAATAGTGTTTTAAGATACACCGATTTTGTTAATCAAGAGTTAGATAGTCAAAAAATTATTAGAAAACTTGTAGATCCAGTAACTGATAGCAAAATTCACACTACAGATCCTGGACCCACAGGAATTTTGGTGAATGGTGTTGAAATTTTAAATTATAAGTCTAATGATTCCATTTTCTATGGTTCTATTCAAAACGTTGAAGTTGTATCTAAGGGAGAGGATTATGATGTTATCAATCCTCCAATTTTGCAAACAAATGATTCAGTTGGAGCAGGTTTCTCTGCTTTCTGTGGCATTAAAGGTTCTTTAGATAGAATCGATGTTTTAGATTCTGGATTTGATTATGTAACAATTCCAACAATTAGAATTACTGGTGGTAGTGGAAAAGGTGCAGTTGCACAACCAATCCTTAAATCAATTTCCCACTCTGTAAGTTTTAATTCAATTCAAGATGCTGGATTAGTTGACTTAACCAACAACACGATTTCGTTCTCTGAATTTCATAAGTTCAGAGATGGAGAACTGGTTATTTACAAAACTGATGGACAAACTGCAGTAGGTGGTCTGTCTACGGATTCTCAATATTTTGCATCCGTTCAAGATGGATATAAAGTTAAACTTCATAAAACATATGATGATGCTATTTCTGCATCAAATGCAATTGACCTTACTGGATTTGGTGCAGGAAATCATAGTTTTAGGTGTGCAAATTCAAAAAATGTACTTTCCTCTATTTCTGTAGTAAATTCTGGTAGTGGATATAAAAATAGAAAAACTACAGCAACCTCTACAGGTATTAGCACGTCATTAAATACAATCACATTAAAATCTCATGGATATGAGAGTGGTGAAATAATTAAGTATACTTCGGGAACTACTGCAATTGGTGGTCTTTCTGAGGGATCTTATTATGTAACTAAAATTGATGCAGATAATATTAAACTTTCGCAAGTTGGAGTAGGTTCAACATCCCCCGATTTTTATTATACAAACGCAGAACATGTAAACTTAACTTCTGCTGGTTCTGGAACACAAACTTTTAATTATCTACCAATTGCCGTAGAAATAAAAGGTGAAATTGGAGTATCTACTCTTACTGGACAAAATTTCAATGCACAACTTCAACCTATTTTTAGAGGAGAACTTGAGTCGGTATTTGTTGAAGATGGTGGAGTTGGATACGGTTCTTCAGAAATTTTAAATTACAACAAACAACCATCACACACTTTAACTAGTGGTTCTGGTGCTCAACTCAAACCAATCGTTGCTGATGGAAAAATCACACAGGTTTTAATTCTTAATTCTGGCA